CAAGCTTCGACACAAGCCTAGGGGCAGGGGTACATCGGGACCGAGTGAGGCAAAGGTACCCCTATCCGAGGATTTAAAAGATGCTTGGTGTGTTGTAACTAGTTGTTCTATTGCCGCCGTAGAGGCTATGTGTGAGGGAGTACCTGTATTCTGTCATGACAAAAGTTTTGCCACAGATGTCGCAGGCACTGAATTATCTGATATAGAAAATCCTTATTATGGCGGGCCAGAACCGTGGCTTTACAGTCTAGCTTACCAGCAGTTCACTCCAGATGAATTCGAAAACGGCACAGCAGTAGAAATTTTAATGGACAAAGGTTTACTATGATAGAACAATTATCTGATGGTCTTTGGGTACCATCAACTGATGCACAGATTGAACAATGGCGTGAAAAAGGATACCCTCACATGCAGGACAAATGTCTTAAGCAATTTGTAAAATGGTGTGAAAAAAATAATAAAAAATTCAATCTTATTCTTGACATAGGAGCGTGGTGTGGAACTTGGTCTATGGCAATGCAAAAATATGCGGACGATATATATTGCTATGAACCTAATAAAATACACTTTGAATGTCTAATAAAAAATCTTGAAACGTTCGAGCATATAAAATTACATAACCACGCAGTAGGCAACAGCGATGGAAAGATAAAACTAACAAGTGAAGCCGCCACACAAAACACAAGGGTTTTGTTAGAAGAAGGTGAGACAGTAATTTGCAAATTAGATTCGATGGATTTGGATAACGCGGACATGCTTAAAATAGATGTTGAGGGACTAGAAATGGAAGTTCTCAAAGGTGGGAATAAGTTGTTAGAAAATATTGAGTTTGTTATGATTGAACTTAACAATAATAGCAAGAGATATGGAAGCAGTAATGGGCTGATCCAAAAGCATATGAAAAATTTAGGGTTCAAAGAACTTATAAAAACTTGGCCTGACATTGTTTACAAAAAAGTATGATGTACGAACATTTACAAAAATTAAAAGATGAGAAAAATTTTAATCCTACTAGAATTTTGGATATAGGTGCGTGGAATGGTTTTTGGACTAACAATGTTAAGGAGATTTGGCCAAATGCTCACTACACTTGCATAGAGGCAGGCCCAAAGCACAAACAAAAGTTAGAGAAAGTTACTCCGGACCATTATATTGCTGTGCTTGGAGACTCAAACAGAGAGGTCAAAATGTATCTTAGGGAGATTAAAAAAGGTAGTAGGAAAAAAATAACCTACACAAAAGGATCCACAGTGTTTGGTATTTTCAAAGATTTTGAAATAAGGCAAATGCAAACACTAGATGAGATTGTTGGGAAAGATGCCGAATACGATTTAATTAAGCAGGACGTTCAAGGGGCTGAAATTATGGTTATGGATGGTGCACCTGAAATTTTCAAAAGAGCAAAATATGTTATTCAAGAAGTCAACATTCAGAAAGACGAAGCTTTTCCTGATATGCCTTGCGAATCAGACATGGATGATTACATGACTAGTCTTGGATTTAAAAACAATCTTGTAATTGAAAAAAAGGATGATGCAGGACAGGTAGATAAGATTTATTTTTGAAAACGCTTTAAAATATTATTATAATTTTCCAGACTTATATCTAGCTGTATCAACGGGCTTCTAATGTATTTCCTATCAGCATAGAACATTTTAATTGCTTTTGATTTTGTTAACAAAAACACATTTGGATTGTATCTTATTTGCTTTCCATTAATATGCACATGGGCCGCAGTACGGTCGTTTCTGTCTTTGAAAAACCAAAGGCATATTACTTCTTTATCAAAATCTATTTTAGAAAAATTTTCGTGTAGTACAGCCTTTGTCTTATATCTTTCGCAAAATTCTTGCCACACAGGATGATGTATATTATTTTGATTCTCATATAGCCGGTCATACTCGTTCAGTTCTATAATATTGGTTGCACAGATATGCTCAACTGGCTCGTCATGATAGTTTTGTTTTTGCAGTTTGTGCCAGTTCATTAAGCACTGAAAAGATTTATTGCTTCTTTTTTCCAATCGTCTGAGTATTCACAGTGCCTGTATCCATCAAACCATGGTCCACCTTCTGTATAGTGTAATATCTTAGGTGATCCATCCTCGGGCTCTCTGTACCAACCTACCAGCCAGTTGTAGTTGTGGGGCAGGTCTCCGATTTCTGAATCTTCAAGCCAACTAAATCTGTGTAGGAATTTTGGTGTTTGCTTGTTTAGGAATTCTGGTGTAAGTATTTTATTCTTTTCATGTTCACAGTTCCAAAGCACCATGCTACTCCAATTTTTTCTTGGATATACTGTTTGTACTTGTCCATCCATCTTGGTTGTTTCTTTGGGTGTATAGTCGTGTTTAACACAGACAACTGCCTTACTGGGATCCATGTACTTGGTTAACATATGGCTTGGAATCTTCCATAAGAAGTCACAGTCACAGAATACTGCCCATCCTTTGTAATCATTCAAATAAGGAACAAAAAATCTTGTAAATGTAAATTCTGTTGAGGCAAGTTTATCTCTTTCACGTGTGTAAATGCCCTGTACTCTCATGTCATTTTGTTTAAGTGGAATGACCTCTGCTGATGGATCTCTTCTTTTGATAGAGTGCTCACATACTTGATATGCTATATCTTCTCTTGAATCCCAACCTACGTAAACTTTCATTTTCTTCCCGATAATAATTTGTGTATGTCTTGCCAATTACTTACTCGGATTATTCCGTCATGGTTAAAATCTCGATTGTATGGATGGTCAATTAATATAGGCTTTAAACCGTATTTGAGCCCTGCTAGTGCGTTTTTAGGCTTGTCCTCCACCCAATACAGCCCGGTGTTGTGAAACTCCGCCAATGCTGAATCTTTGTCTGCTCCTGTGTCTAAAATATGATAATTTGTAAAAATATGATCACCAAATAATTCGCCTAATCTTTTTTTCCTTACTCTTTGTGCTGGCACGTCAGATGTTTGCGAAGTGATTGGAATAAATGTCCAACCTTCTGCGGCCAGTAATTTTACCCATGTTTGGGAATCTTCCATTGGGCACTGAGTTGCCATCCATGCACTTTTATTAAACTCTCTAATTTCTTTACGTATTTCTGGAATGCTTAATCCAAATCTCTCTGCCATCTCATATGTATTTTGTTTGTTTGGCAGTAATTTATATGGATATATTCTTTCTTCATTGTCGTTGTAGTACGACCGTTGTAGCATCCAATCTGTAAAATGTTTTTCCCATTCTAACAGGACGCCGTCTACGTCAGTTAATATGATTCTATTTGATGTCAGCATCTTCCATACCTGCTACTCTCAATTTTACAATGTTTGTGATCTGCCATTGTTTTTGATCAAGTCCTTTGGTGATGCCTAGCCATTGATTACGTATTAGTGCAAAGTCGTTAATAATCTTATCCATGTCTACAACATCGTCTTCTCCGTCTACATACTTTTCTGCATCTCTACTTGATAAAGCCCTGTTGTAATTTTCTAAATATTTTCGGAAAGTTTTTGATCTTAATCTTCTTAATTCTATGTTTAAGTATTCTAGTATTGCTTCTAGCTGTTGCAGTTGACCAAATCTTTCTTCAACTATTCCTGGCAATGCGGCGCTGGCCCTTTCTAGATTTCCATAAATTTTGCATTGCTTCTTGGCTTCTTGCAATTCTTTGTCAAAGTATGCTATGCAATCTGGTATCTTATCTAGGTTTCGACTAACTTCGTTGTACCAGTTTATCATTCATCATCGTCGCCGTATCCCATATCGTCCGAATCGTCGTCGTCAAATACAGTGTTAATGGCTTCCTCTAGTTTTGGATCGTATTCAGCACATGCTTTTAGTTCGTCATGTTCCACACCTATGTCTTCTAAACTTTTTATAAAGTCTATAGCCATGTCCAATTTTTGTCTTTCAGGAACATAATGTACTATGGAGTTCCATAGACGTTCTATATCTTCGTGCGTAAAGTCGATCATTCAGTTTCAGTTTCCTCGATAGATTCTGTAGGCGTTTCGTCTTTGAATTCTGCCATTATCATATCTAATTTATCACCTGTCCATGCTTTTCTAAAGTCTATGTGTTCTTTGCCTTTAGAATCTATGTATTTCAGTCTGTTACCTGTCTGCACCAGTAGTCCTTTTTTCTCAAACAGATCAACCAAACCACTATACGGATCCATGCCTGTGTCATAAGGAATTTTTACTTGCACACCTTCAAAAGGTTTGGCATATCTTGTTTTCATAACTTTACAAGCGGCTCTTATACCTCTGACATCTGTAACTTTGTTTCCTTTTTCATCTTCTTTGAGTTTTAATTTCTTCATTGCAACCACAATACTTGATGCATATATAAATCCTTGTCCGCCGGATATCTTGTCGTCTGGATCAAACATATCCTGTGATGCGTATGTGTGGTTGGTTGCTATAAGTCCTACGTTCCAGCTTCCAAACATATTCACACAGTTTCTTACAAGTGCCGTTAGTGCCTTTGGTTTTCTACCCAAATCGCCTTTCATCTCACCTGCTTCGAACTGATTAACATCTGTTGGTGTTAGTAACATACCCAAACTGTCTATCACGAATAGAACTTTGGGTGCACCTTCCTTGTTGTCTGCATGTTGGTCTTTGTAACCTTTCATAAATTCTGAAACAGTCTTTGCTACATCATCGACCATTGACATGCTTAACTTCATAAGTTTGTCTTCTGATGTGTCTACTTTTAATGCTTGTAGCCATTGTTCATCTAATGCGTTTTCTGTATCAATTAGTATAACAAATATACCTTGATCCTGTGCATTTTTAATAATGTTTCCTGATGCTATGTAAGACTTACCTGCTCCTGATTCACCTGCAAGTACAGTTACTTTACCTAATGGAATTCCTTTGTTGAAGTCACTTGTCATCAAATAGTTAAGTGCATAATTTCCTGTTGATATCCAGTCTGTTGGATCACTGAATCCTATCCCTAATCCTTGTATTGATTTGGTAATACTTTTTCTAAACTTTGTTGCGTCAAATACTTTTGTCATAATTTATATCCTTGTAATCTATATTAGCATACCTAGGCCCTAACGTCAATGCTAGGGCCTTGGTAAATGTCAGATTATTTTGCTTGTCTTGATCTAATCAACTTCAAGATGTCCTCTGCTCTCTTGGCACTGTCACCTGCTGGAGCCGGAGCCGCCTCAGGTTTTGGTGCTGGTGCAGATTCAGTAACAGGTGCACTTACTGGTGCCGCCTCTGCCACTGGCGTTGCCGCCGGAGCCGATGCTG